GTCTACGCTAAAAAAAACCCCGTCACCTGAACAAACAATTACACCGTCTGCGTAGATAAATAAACCTAGTATTCGGTTACTGCCGTTAGGTTGGGTGTCTCCAAAGTTGTTGTAGCCGTTTACTCTCCTATAGCCCCCATCTGCATCTACTTCAAAATTAAGAAGCTCTGTTGCTACTCCGGGCTGTGCCAACATCTCTAGCTGATTTAAATTAGTATTTAATCCACCTCGACAAGAAACGCCAAACGGTTGCGACATAGCCATTAAATTATCCTTATCCTATCGTCTTTAAAATACATAGGAGTTGGTTCAAGAAGATTAGAGCGCATACTTCGCAAACCTTTTTTATAATCATCAAGAGCAAAGGCCGCTGCTTGTGGGTTGTCTTTAAACTGCCAGATGTAATATCTACTTCGGGCTAAAAGAACTGATGTATACATTTCAGGAAACACGACTGTATCACCGTGTGCATCTAAAGCTGTAGGTAATGCCCACGCAAAAAACCAGATTTTATAAACTTTATCTGGTATAGGGCTAAGTCCAAATTTCCTAGCATCTGGACTTCTAATAACTCTTGCAGGTTCGCCATATTGTTGACCATCTGCATCGTCTAAATTTTCTTGTAAGCGATAATAATCTTTCCACTCTTCTGTTGTAGTGAATCTTAAATTTCTAGAGATGTAAGGAGGACTTTCTCCATTTACACCAACTGTTGTTGCATAAAAATTATCCCAATCTACAGAACTATAGTCTGTAGTTATACTAGAACTCGCAGGTTTTAGTTCATAAAAACGTGTACCTGCTACAGTATCTACTGATACATTCCCGTACATTGGATCTGTCGCACCGCTTTCAGCTACAGCAAGATAAGGCCACTGTGGTTCTTCATTTACTATATCAAAGTAAGCACGATTTAAAGAATCCTTAACGTGTTGTTGTACTCCTACTGCATTAGGAAAAGTCGTAGAGGTAAGCGTAACTTCATTAAGCTCACGAAGTAATTCGTTAGTTAAACCTAAGTACGTTGTAGCCATCAGTTACGCCTTTTTTTGTTTATTAAAAATTCTGTCGTAATTTTCTTCGTATTTCTTTTTGTTTTCTGGTTTGTACCAGCTACCTGTATCTCCTAAAATTTTACCGCGCTTTTTAGAATTAATCATTACTGGTTGTTTATCGCTACCTAATTGAGGCATGGTTTCTCCTTTAAAGATCGGGGGAGTATTTCATCCCCCTTTCTCTCTAACTACTAGTCAACGCCGTAGAAGGCAGAGACAAGTGCTTCAGGACGAAGTACCTTAGATCCATAAACATGGAGTCCTCGTACAATGTCACCGAAGCTATCTGGGTCACGAATGACTTCAGTGCTAGTGATGGCTTGAGCCGTAGCAGCCGCTGACATATGACCAGCAATAACTTTACCGGCAGCATTACTAGCCGCAGCAATGTTGTTGGTCTTATACATATCAAAGCCGCGCAACTTACCAGTAGATACTAGACCGTTACGGATTGAACCTTGACCTGCATTGTAATCAACAGATAGCAACTTAGAAGAACTCTGAACGAGAATTTCGTAAAATGCTGGGTCTGCCAAGAACCAACGACCTTCTTCCGGTACATTCTGCTCATCAAGAAGACGAGCCATGTGAGAAAGAACATCAATTGGATCATGCTCATTACTACCAAAGCCGATGTCAAGATTACCAGTACCATCAAAAGTACCAGCAGCCAAATCAGTAGCACTATCCGAACCAAGAATATGGTTAGGTGAAGATGCTGAAACACCTGCAAAGAGTGAAGCAATGATTCCTGTATCATAAGCATCGCGCAAAGCGTAAGCTGCTGAAGAAGATGCTACTTCTTTAAAGTTAACGTGCGACATTGCAGTTTCAATATCATCAACGATGAACTTGAATGCGTTAGCCGTGTCAACTACAAGAGTAGTTTCTTGGTCAGTTAGCTTAGTTTGAGTAACATCAGCACCACGCTCATACTGATATACTGTGATTACTGGCTCTTTGATGATCTTTACAGAGTCACCGAAAGCAGAAATTTCACCAGCATAATCAGTATTAGTGATTGCTTCAGCTACAGAAGCCTTGCGGAAAAAGTTAAGAACCTTCTTGGAAAATACTGAAGGCATGAAAAACGAGTTGTTTTGACCCGAAACAGAGTTACCAAAGTTACCATTGGTATCTGTACCTTGCTCAAATAGAGCGTCTGAGACATTAAAAGCCATGTTGTGTTACTCCTAAAAAGACATTAAATTGTTTATCGCACCCTGCCTTCTACAATAGCTTGATCAATTTCTGCTTCATGTTTGTCAAACTGTTGTACAGACATCGCTGCAATTTCCCTTTGTGTCCAGATTTTAGCTTCGTTAGTATTTACATTTGTTGTTTTTGTAGATACAAAGTCTGCTGCATTTTGTCTGGACTGTGGCGACTTAGACTTTTTAGTTTTAGAAATACCAGTTTCCATTTTATAAAGATCAATAGCTTTGATAGCTAATCCAACATTATTTGGGTTATTGTAAATCCAATCCTGAATTGCTTCGGGTTGATTACCTGCCCATTCGTGAAACTTGTCATCGCCTCTAATATCTTCAAAATCGGGGTGCTTATCGTGTAGGGCCGTTTCAGCTTCTCTACGTGATATACGCGCCTCTCTTTCTTCAATAGCAGAAAGCTTTTCTTGTAGTCCTTGCACTTGCTGTTGACTTTGCATATGTGCAACTGATTCTACAGTTTCATATAAATCGGGATGTTCAGTTCTAAACTGTTCAAGTTCTTCTGCACTTTTTGGAGGAGCGTAAACTGGTTCTTGCGCTCTTGCCATAGCTTGAAGTTCTTGTTCACGTTGTTTAAAAGTTGAAATCTTTTCATCATAATGCTTTTTTAGATCATCGTATCGCTTTTTATAATTTGTTCTTTTTTGAGTTGACTCTTCTTCAGGGGCCGCTTCGCGGGTAGCCTGTTTAGTAGGTCTTTCAAAATACATTCCATCCGCTGTTTCATGGTTAGATTCTATAGGCGTATGCCATTCTTTCCTAGAGTTATACGGATTTGCTGTTGGCTCTTCTAAATTTTCAGTTGTCATCGTCGCTCTCCTGCTGGGGCTATAAGTCTTTCAAGGTAGCTAAAGTGTTCGCGTTTACACTCTAGGGTCTTGATACTTTAAGGTGGCCTTTAGGTTATTAATTATGTGATAGAGGGTTCCGAAGAAGTAGCTCTATCCTAAGTTACTATATACGCTGGGAGTACGGTTGGCTCTGATCATTTGATTCTTGATCTCGTCTTCCGTATTCTGCATACTGTTCATATAACTTTTTTCAGTATCCATAGGGTCATTAGTCAACCCACCAAACGCTTTTTGCATTTTACTTTTCATCATACCGCCATCATAAGCACGTTCAGCATCGTCCATCATAGTTTGTAGCTGATCTGCACCTATTTGATCGGTAGCTTTTTTGGTGATTACAAACTCACCGTCCGATAACCTTGCGGGAATCGAATCTGATACTCCAGTTCCGGGGCCATCTACTGATCCTTCACCTGAGAATTCTCCTGCGACATCCATAACTTTATCAAAGATGCCATTTAAACGCTCATCTGTTTCCAGAACGCTCATTAAATATTCTTGTTCTTCCATGTCTAAAGCTTCCCCTAATAGGAAACTTAAATAACTATCTTCCATTTGATTATCTGGAAGTTGTGAAGCTTCTACCGCTTCCATGTCTTCAGGAGCTATGTTACTATAAGTATCTGCTGGGATTCCGTTCATTTCGGGTGGAACCATTAGAGATCCTTCTGCATAACCTCCTTCTACTTTTTTGTTTCTGTCTGAATAAAAATTTTCTAAACCTTGTTGCATATTTTTATCCATTTCTGCATCGTTGTCTTGCCTTATCATAAACGCAAGAGTTTTGTCTGTCATTTTGTTTACTTTTTTACGAGCCTCTTCTTCATTGCCAGTTCGCTCTATTTCTTGCTCTAACATTTCTTGACGTTTTTGATCTAGTTGTGGTTTGTTAATTTCCATTTTAAAGTTCCTCGATTCTTTGCTTGGCTTCAATAACTTGATCTTTAAGTTTCATAAGGCTATCCAGAGAACTCACTTTCCCCTGCTTGCGGAACATTTCCAGTTCCGATGTTGCCACCACCAGTGCCTGTAACTCCAAGGTCTTGAGGTTGTTGAGGTGTTGGAGGTACGCCTCCCATAGGATTTTGTCCTGCGTTAGGGGCGACAGCTTCGCCGCCAGTTGCTTGTCCAGCATTTTGCGCTCCTATAATCTGTGCCATAATAGCGGCTTCTTCAGGGTCATTAAGTATTTCATCAGGATCAAGATCAAGACTATAGGCAAGCTCACTAATAATCTTAGATATCTTAACAAATGGTGCAATTGCAGGGTTCTGTGCGGTTTGCAGGAACATAGTAAGACGCTGACTACGGACTTCTTTCTGCATTAAACTGTTAGTACCCATTGCGTGTACTTCTAAATCACCTTCAGTAGCTAGTTTACCTTCAAAAAACTGCATATTCCATTGGAAGTATGCTTGACCTAAAGGCTTTAAAAGGTAATCGTCTAAATTTTTAACTACTGTTTTAATATTAAGAGATGCTGCACCTAGTAACATAGACATTCCTGATGCTGTTCGCGTCATACTCTGCACACCTGTCTGACCGTGAGAGTAACTAGGTATTCCTGTCTGTTCATCTGCTAATTGACGGAACTTGTCAAACATCATCATGTTTTCTTGGGAAGTGTTAGGGAACTTCATGCCATAAATGCTTTGTCCGGGTTGTCCTGCTTGCCTACGAAACACTTTTCCGGGGTATATCTCCATAGATTGACCGCCTA